TAAATATTTCTTCAGCTTCAATTGGATATTTTAATATATTAAAAGATGAAATTAATTCATTTACAGGTATAATTAATTTAAATTCAGATAATATAAATTTAAATGCAAATAATATAAAAATATATGGAAATATAGAATATAATTCTAATACAATTAATCAAAATTATTTTATTATTAATTCTAAAAATTTAATTATAAATGATGTATTAATTGAATTTGCAAATAATTTTGATGATAAAATTAATAATAGAGGTGTTGTTTTTAAATGGTATGAAAATGATATAGTTAATAATGGTTTTATTGGTTTTGATACTACTACTAAAACTTTTAAATTAATAAATAATATAAATTATATATGATAATTTACGGTAATAATTTTCACGAAAAACTTTTTGGTATAGCAATTAGTAAGGACTATATCAAAAAAGCTACACCGTATTGTGATATTGCTGAAGACCCAAATTTTGCTGTTGATATAGATTTAGCAGTTAGTTTTAATCAAGCTCTTAATGGTGATATCGATGCAGCGGAATCTTTTACAAATCTATTAGTGTTATCTAGTGCTTATCTAGATATGTCAACTATAGAATTCTATAAAGATAAAATGATTTACCTACCTATTTTTAGGGAGCAAATTGATCGTATAAATTTCACTTTTAATAATTTAAACTCTCTACCAAAAAGCTCGTTTACAGATGCACTAAAAAATGCGCTAATGGACTGTTTAAACTCACCATGCAATGTCTTTTCACCAACTTCTGATAGTATGGGAAGAGCTGCACAAGCTTCATCAACAAAAACAGCAGACAATTCATTTGGTGTTGGATCTTTAAAGGATTCTTTTGTTAATACACTCAATGGTTTAGATCAAACCATTTTTAATAAAATTCCTACTGTTTTTCAGCAGGGGTTTGTTGAAGTAACGCAAACCGCACAACAATCCTGGAGCAACACTCAAGGTATATTAGCAGGAAAGAAGAATTTAGATGAGCTTGTATCTCTAGCTAATAATGGTAACTCTATGAGAGATACAGGTAAGATGTATAGATATACACCTGATGCTAAATCTAATTTTGATTTAGCTGCAGCTGGATCTAACATAATGGCTAGATTAGCTTCCACTCAAGGTGGTTGCTTCGATAAGTTTCAGCAGGCGTATAGATATAATCCTTACGAGCATAATACTAGCGAGCCTATGAAGCTTCAAGAGTACCAATATAATGGTGAGAGTCATATAGGTGATGCGCAAGGTAAGTATGGAGCTGCTGGTACAACACCATCGAACATATCTACTTTAAATACTCCTAGAATTGAGAATCCAACATTACCTTTTATTAGTGATAGTATTATCTTAGGACCACGTGGTTATTCAGGAATACAAGCAACCGGACTATATAGTACATTCGGCGGCATGATAGATAGAGCTGAAAAAGTGTTTGTTGTTGATGATTTAACTGCAGCACAAACAGGCAATTCGAATGATAATCTTACTATGGATGGTACTGTTTCTGTTAAGGTTAATATATGCCCATCAAATATGACGAAGGGATATTCCTCTGATAAGGAAGCAGCTATGGCTGGTAAATCTATAGGTGATGGTAAAACTATTCTTAGCAAATACTCAGAAGGATATACACACGATGTTAGTGTAAATGGCTTAGAAAAAATAATAACAACACCTAAGGTGTTTAACGATGGTGTTGCTATATCTAGTGGGTTATGGAAAGTATTAACAGGCCATGCCTTTGGTGGTGATGGTGCCTGGGTTAAATACGCAAATAAGAATAAGGTCTGGGTTGTGTTACAGAAAGGTAACGGACAACCAAAATTAGTCAAAATAGTTGACTCGCAAGGCGGTCCAACACCATTAGTTGATATGACACCAGGCTGTTATAAATACGTCTTTGGTCATTTACCGACCGGTAAAGAAACAAAAGATAAAACTATTAATGATGCGGGCTGGAGACTTTATATTGGAGCGCACCGTAACGAGGGCACTTTAACAGCTCGTATTGCTATTGGTAATCTTGAAGACGTAAAAGCAAAACTTGGTATTCTCGCTACTGGTGTAAGTATAACACCCGGTACAATTACTAGTTAAACATCGATAACACTATCATCCTTATCGATGATAGCTTTCATTATATCCTCACGTGAAAGCAGTACGCGAGTTTGATTGTCAGCTATATTCATACGCTCTTTAGCGTCCACATCCATTTGTTTAACCTCCTTACGATTAATGTTACTCTCTTTAGCAGTATGCAATTTAGTTAGAGTATCAATTGCGGCGGAAGATGCTTTAATTAATTCTGCCATAGCGGATACATCTCTATTATCAGGAGCAGATGAGATATAATCGTTAACATTGTCAACAATTGATAGTGACTTTGAAATTAGCTTACTTGTTTTGGTAATTAAAAATTCTTCGAGGTTTTCAGTAGTAGCTATCTCATCTTCTTCCCGTCGGACAACACTAGCTACTTGATTATGACCCTTAAGTTGGGAAATAATATCGTTTACAGCATCATCAAGTTCATCCATAATACATATTTATTCTTGATTTCAAAAAATAAAGGTTTATAATAGTCTTATATGACAGAATCGAATTTTACCTTTAATAACAGCATTATTAGTAATGTTAAGTTAAAATTTAAGCGTACTAATCCTGATGCAAAGTTACCAACAAAAAATAACTCAAACGACACTGGTTTTGATGTTTATTGTGTAGAAGATAAAGTAATTCCAGCTCGTGGTAGTGCAGTAGTAGATGTTGGGTTAGAGTTTGCAGATATTACACCAGGATTTTGGGTTCGAGTAGAAGGTCGCTCAGGTCTTGGATTTAAACACGGTATTATGCCACATCCTGGTATTATTGATGAAGGTTATCGTGGAAATGCAGGGATTAAACTCTATAATCTAACAGATACGGATTATAACGTCACAAAGGGTGAGCGTATCGCTCAATTTGTAGTTTATAGAAACTATACCACAATTGTTGAAGAGGGTGAAACTGTTGAATCAGAACGCGGTGCCTCTGGCTTTGGCTCTTCTGGTAAGTAAAATATAATCATATGCTCTCTACACTAAATTCACTCTGGGTTGAAAAATATAGACCACATACACTTGATGATATTATTTTAGATGATAATGCGCGGCGTGTCATTAGTGGATTTACAGATGAGATTCCTAATCTATTATTTGTTAGTGGCCCGGGTAATGGTAAGACTAGCTTAGCACGTATCATTGTAAATGATATTCTTAAGTGTAACTTTCTTTATATCAATGCTTCAGATGAATCAGGTATCGATACGATCAGACATAGCATCACTAATTTTGCTCAGACAAAATCGTTTGATGGTAAGGTTAAGGTTGTTGTTCTAGATGAATGTCTTGAAGAGAATACACTTGTAACTGTTCTCGCTAACGGAATTGTTGATCAGATCCCTATTAAAGATCTGGATAATAAAAATCACTTAGTAAAGACATATAATGTAGCAACTGATACTATAGAGTGGCGACCCTTTAACCACGCATGCCAAGGTAGGCGTGAAGTGTATGAGGTTGAGTTTGATAACGGCGAAAAGATTATCTGCACTGATAATCATAAATGGTACGTTAATGTAGATGGTAAAATGATTCGAAAAAAACTTATAGATATTATTAACGAAGGTATTATGGAGATTATTACCAAGATTGATGGTATACCTATGCATGCACATTAAATAATATTATGGGTGGGAATACAACTAGTAGAGTCGAATGGAGTGTGAGTCAAATTCATGATCTTGTAAGCAAATATAAATCTCAAGATCATGAATTTTACAATCCTATTACTAGTAAAGTCTTACTTAGTAAAAAGGCATGGAAAAGCAGTATATCTGTAAAAATGTCTTTTAACTCGGCAAACTTATTCTTTTTTTTACTCGAACCACCACATTTTAGTAAACTATCAAACGAGACACTAACTATTTGCGATTATAATTATAGATTAGGTGGATTTTCGAAGTATACAAAGGAAGAAATAAATAAAAAACTCTACCATAAATTACGTGATTATACTAGTATTAGCGATACAACTAAAACTAAGATATCTAATACTCTGAGAGAGTATAATAACTCTGAAGCAGGTAGAGAAGCTAGATTAGAAAAGAGCTGTAGAATGAAACAATTTTATTCTACACCTTTTGGTAAAGATCATAAGAAGCAGTGTAATATAAAACAAAGTATAACACTAAAGCACATGATTCAGAGTGGTATATTTACACCACCAATTACAAATACTTGGACACATTGGAAAGCGTATATTATACAAGATCAGATTATTCATAAATTTAGAAGTTCATGGGAAGCTTGTTTTTGGTTTTGCAATCAGCATTTAGAGTATGAAACTATTCGAATTAGAGGATCAACAAAAACGTATATCTCTGACTTCTATGATCCTATTACAAACACACTATATGAGATAAAACCCTGTAGTAGATATAATATTGAAATAAATAAAATGAACGCAATTATTAATCACTGTATTAATAATAACATTAAATTTATTTGGATAAATGAGAAAAATATCGCAAATTATATAAATGAGGGTGTAATACTTACCAATGATTCAGCTACCACCCAATATAAAAAATTAAAAAAAGTGTATGATTACAACATTAAAGATTAAATCTATTAAAAAACTGGATGAAAAGGTGACTGTTTACGATATTGGAGTAGATGGTACAAATAATTTTTTTGTAGGCAATACCCAGATTCTCACAGGTAATTGCGACGGGTTAACAGGCGCAGCGCAGCGTGCTCTACGTAATACTATGGAGTCATATGCGGCTTATTGTAGGTTTATCTTAACTGCAAACTACAAGCATAAGATCATTCCTGCTTTGCAGTCACGGTGTCAGTCATTAGATATTAAACCAGTATTGGAACAAGCAGTACGTAGATGTTATTCAATTCTACAGAAAGAAGGTGTAGAGATTCCAGAAGAACAAAAAAAGAAGTTTGTTGAATTAGTTAAGACTAACTTTCCAGACCTTCGTAAGACTATTAACGATCTACAGAAAAATGTAATTGATAATACTCTAAGTATTAATAACGTTGATAGTGATAATGAGTTACATAATCGTATCTTTACAGATATTAATAGTAAGAATACGCTTGAGTTACGCCAGTATTTGATTGAGAGTGAAGATAGATTTCAAGGTGACTATGATACATTATTATGTAACTACCTTGAGTATCTATACTCTCAATCATTACCTGATCTTAAAAAGAAAGAGATGATCAGTATTATCGCTGATCATCTCTATAAAAGTGCGTTTGTACTAGATAAAGAAATTAACGCATTTGCGTGTTTTATTAATCTAGAGCGAATTAGTTAACTTACTCTAAGCCTTTTAGGTACTCCTTCATCTGTGTATTAACCGCAGGTGAAGGAGTAATTGCTTTGGATGGAATCTGTGTATTTTTTTTAGGTAGTCTAATTTGGCCCTGTACGAGCTTACCATCACCTCTATCAACTTTATTTGATAGATTTTCCTCATCTTCAGTAACCTCTTCAGGTTTGATAGTAACTTTATCCTTTCTTCTCACACCATCTGGAATTGGTGAGAGATTTGGATCAAAGTCCATTGGTTGACCTAAATCAGCGGGGATAGAGCAATAATGGGTAAAGCGGCCACCCATATTATCGAGAGCAATATCTAGTGTAACGTGTAGGGAAGATGTCTCAGAACTACCCGGGTAGATTGTAGGACTGTTATTTTTAATACCTACAACTACGATATGTAATCCAGAATCAATCATCTGATCAATCATATCTTGTACATTGCGACCGAGATTTTTGTAGCTTTCGTGGGTTTTGAAATTATCGTTAAATTTAAAAACATCGCCGATAAGAAATCCACCACGGGTCATCCGTGTCATTACAGATTCAAAAAGAGCGATGAACTTCTTTTTCTTTTTAGCCATACAATTATTTATTACTAGTCATAAATATTTACATGGAATTTGATAGACTAGTTGCAGATTTGCTGGAAGAAGCTTCTAAAGGATCAAGATGTACTCGTGTAACAAAGAAATCAGCATCACCTCTTAAGAATAAAAAATACACAAAGTGTGTGAAAAATCCTAACGGTGAGGGATATAAAAGAATACACTGGGGTGATCCTAATATGAGAGTAAAAAAAGCAAATCCAAAGAGACGTAAGTCATTTAGAGCTCGTCATAAATGTTCGACTGCTAAGCCTGGTACACCCAGATATCAAGCTTGTAAAGACTGGTAAGACTAAATAATAGTGCTATGCCATACGAACGCCGAGGAAAGTGTATTTATAACAAGAAGACAGGCAAATCAAAAGGCTGCTCTTCTTCTATTGAAAAAGCAAAAGCACATATGAAAGCTTTATATGCTGCTACTGCTAACGAAAACGAAGAAGATGAAGAGACAACCTTCGATGAATTCGCTTCCTACATGCTTAAGAAATTATATTCAGAGTATAAGAAACAACACTAATGGCTATACGGTTAGATATATTAAAACCTTCAAAGGTTGAGCAAGCTAGCTTAGATAACGGCTATCTATATAAAGATATAAGCCTAGATTTAAGCTTTACAGAGAATTTAGGTGAAGAGTTATTTTCTACTAGTAGTTCTGGTGATTTAGCAAGTATAACAGACGGTAAAGCTGTTATCAACTCGGTACGCAATATACTAACAACAACACCTGGTCAAAAACTACTCAATCCTAAATTAGGGTTAGATTTGAGATCATATCTATTCGAGGCTGTCAATACCACGGTAGCTTACTTTATAGGTAGAGATATAATAGAAAATCTTGGAATACAAGAGCCGAGAATGACTCTCGATACCCTATCAATAACCGCAGATCCTGATGAAGGTGAATATAGAATTAATATAAACTTCTCAATACCTAATCTAAACATATACAATCTATCTATTACAGCAGGATTAAATAAAGACGGCTACGTTGTATTATAACATAAATAAATATAGACACCGCTAAACAATGAGTCTTAAAAATTTCACAGATTACAAGCTTTCTCAAGACGCGTACCTAAGTTTTGATGCTAGTTCGCTAAAAGATTTAATAATCAAAAATCTAAATACAAACGAAGTATTTACAGATCAAAATTTTGAAGGTTCAAATTTTAGTGCATTCATTGATGTAGTGGCATACATGTATCATGTACTACTCTTCTATTTAAACACAACATCAAACGAAACTACTTTCACTACAGCCACACTATATGAAAGTATGAATAAGCTTGTATCTAATATTGGATATAAGCCTCAAGGTGACCAGACATCACTACTAACATTTGAATTATCTGCTAACCCTAATTTAACCATAGGTCAATATACCCTACCTAGATATTCCTATGTAAATATAGACAGTATATCATACTATACTCTAGAAGATACGTCATTCCAAAAAACAGTTAATGGGTATGAAGGTGTTAGTATTAACAATAATATTTTATATCAAGGATCTCTTAAAGAAGCAGTATTTACAGCTACTGGTGAGGAATATGAAACCTTAATAATAGTAGATAGAGCTTTAGAAAATAGAGTAACATTAGCTTCAACAGCAGCGAATACAACAGAGCCGTTTATCTCTGATAATTCATTCTCTATCTATGTGCAAGATAATGCCACACTAGAGTGGTCACAGTGGGTCGAAACTTCATCTCTTTTCTTAACAGAAAGTAACTCTAATAGCTACGAAAAACGTTTGAATGAAAGTGGTAACTATGAGTTTAAGTTCGGGAATAATAATAACGGTAAGAAGTTAAATGAAAATGATAGAGTTATAATTTTTTACTTGGTTTCAGATAATAATAAAGGTATAGCTAACTCAGGATCTATTAACGGTAAGCCTATAAATCTTTACAATTCTTCAAACTTTAATAGCATTAAACCGTATATATATACAAGCGAATACCACTTAACAACTTCGCAAGATCTAACTTATTTAACTATCAGCAATCAATACACTTCTACACCTATTAAGAAAGCTGAAACTGTTGATGAAATTAGAGCTAACGCTCCTAAAGCATTCGCTTCTCAAAATAGATTAGTTACTGCAATAGATTATGAAGCTTTCATTAACAAAAATTTCAATAATATAGTTAAAGATGTAAAAATTCTGTCTAATGAAGAATATACATCACAATACCTCAGATACTTTTATACAATCGGATTAGAGAGACCAAATGATAATGGTCGTGTACTATTAAATCAGGTTAATTTCTCTGCTTCAACTAATTTTAATAATGTCTATGTGTTTATGGCTCCGCGAGAGCAGACAATTATAAATGAGCAAATACCAAACTATCTAAATACTGCTCAGAAGCAATTAATCGTAAATGCGTGTTATAATAAAAAGGATATTACACATAACGTAGTACCAAGTGATCCGATATTTAAAGCTTTCAGCTTCGGTGTAGGTGATATCAACTCTAACACTGTTAACAGTATTGTTACAAACTCAACCCTTCTTGTAAATGTCGATAAAACATCAAGTATTAGTGATGGAGCTATAAGAAGTAAAATAGAAGAAGTATTTATAAACTACTTTAGTAATATTCAAATAGGTGATGTAGTTGATACTGCTAGTATTACTAATGATATTCTAGGTTTAGATGGTGTTACATCAATTTATACTGTTAATGGAACATCAATAGTTCCAAATATTAACTTTATTATCTGGAATCCAGATTATAGTCAAGAGGATAAGCAAATAACGTCGCAGAATTACCATTTAAGGAATTTCGAGTACGCTTATTTTTACCAGATATCAAATATAACAACTAAAATAGTTGTTCAACGCATTTGATATTAAATATAATATATGGCTACTGGTAGTGTAGAGTTTGATAAGTCAGGAAATTTTAATTTAGTTTATAATTTCTTTACAACATTAGATTATACACTGCAAGAATCTAATAGTAGTTACGCTCTACCGTTTACTCCCTTTTACTTTAAACCAAATATCGATAAGAATGGTGTAACAGGTATTCTATCAAATAGAAGAATTAAATGGGATTTCGGTGATGGGACTCAATCAGAAGCTTTAACCGGTGAGCATGCATATGATAAGCCAGGTATGTATAAGGTAACCTGCTTTTTATATGATAAAGCAGGTGAAGCATATTTTGACACATATAGTACACAAGTAAGAGTACGTGACTTTATAGAAGATCGTTTAGTGGTTTGTGATGGTGAATGTAATATATTCTCACAACAAGCTGGTCAGCTTACTTACCCTATTAACATTAAGCGGTACAATTCTTATAGAAGTGTTGAATCAAACATACCTACAATTGTAAATTATATTTCTGGTTCTACTGGCATAGAGACGTATTATGGTACAAGCTCAGAAACCAACCCTTACGGACATTTACCGCAATCCACATCTTTTTATAACTACCTAACTACCAACAGCGTTGTAGATATTGTACCTACAAATACAGTAACTACAACCGATACAAACATTTATATAAAGCTTTCTGGTACAGATATTATTTATACAGATAAAACAGATAGTGATGCGTTCTTTGCTGGTGTATCAGGTGCAGGAGATGTTTACTATAATAGCGACCTACCCGGTCAGTATAATCTTTACTTTGGATTTGAAGTAGATAGTATAATACCTTATACAAATACTACTACTTATGGTATTATAGCTAATATAACAACGCCACCGTATGATATTTTTACAGGCAGCTCCTTAGTGATTACATCAAATGGTATAGATGGTGAAGGACAATCTAATAATATTTTTTATATTAATAAAAATAAGTTTTCAGGTACAAAGGTAGGGTTTGTAGTTAGAGTCAAAGATAATAGTGATTTTACACAGAAGTACATGCCACAGTTAAGTTCGGTTAGTGCTCCTATAACGCTTACATTAACTGATGGTACTACAGTATACCCAGCCACCTTTTACTCAACCAATTACACACTTTCTAATTACAATATAGGTGGCTTTTTAAAGGGATATTTTACAATTAATACCAACACGGTTCTTAATGATGTATATATTACTGCTTCAACTACATATAACAACTACACTATAGTAGGTACAAGCAATACTTTTGATATCTACCCAAATAACTATTATAATATTGCTAAAAAGGGTGAAGATATTGACTTTAAACAGACATTTAAGAGTATAGCATTTCAACCTGTACTTATCAATAGTAAAATTCTATTTGACGACTTCCTTGGCTCTATATTCGGTGATATAACATCTGCCCAAACATCTATGGGTAAGAGCACGTATGAAAAAATCAAAAACTTTGCAGATAACAATAGTATTATTGATTATGCTAACGTCGATCAGTTGGTTTCCCTTTTAGAAAGTATAGATTTTAAAACTATAACTAGATATACCTTCCCTTCCTCAATCAAGCGGTTAGTTGATATACTGTCTATAAGTCACTCCAGATTATTTGGTCAGCGAAATATTAACGCTCAAAATTTTAATACATATGGTTACTTAAACAGTGATATTTATGGTATCAACCTAGGTAATAGTATTACAACCAGTTATTCAATTACAGCTGGTAATGACATCATAGCGTTTGAGAAATATAGTGGTAACTATTTACGTTTAAATACATTTTCACCGCTATGCGCTTCTACAGCACCTACACTTTATACGGGTACATACAGATTAAGTGATTATAATAGTACATGGGGATGGCCTTTAGTGTATAATAATGTCGCAGACCTATTCAATTACTATGAATTTTATGAATTTGTACCAACACCTGAAGGTACTATTAATAATTCTGTAATTAATTTTTACGATGACAATAATACTATTAGTTCTGCACTATCATCTTATACGGAATGGTCAAAAGATGATGGAACTATTAGTAATATACTAGCAAATGCACTATATCAGGGTCTAGACTTAATTTCATGACATAAATAATATAGATGCATGAGAGTGTTAAATATAGTACACCAGAAGTCAATTTCTCGATAACAAATCCAAATATCGAAGAAGGTACTGCGCAGGATACTGTAGCTCCATTTTCGTTTTTAGACTTTATACACAATACAAAAGTTGATTATACACCTGAAGAATATAGTAGTTTTTATACAGCCTATATTAAGAGTTGGTACAGTCAAAAAGATACATCAGAAGCTCAACAGGCTGCTGACTTCCGTGATTTTTATATTAACTTCATTAAGGAAGTTGTATTAGACTTTACAACAGAAAGTGAAAAACGGTTCTTACAGAGTATAGACTATAACGATCCCGTCGATTTAGATATAGCTATACCTTTTTACGCTAATAAGATAAAGGAGATTGTTATCTTCTATAAGAATAAACGTGAAGAAGGTAAGTATGTAATTGAACGTAATAAGATTAAAGGTTCTACTACCGGTGTAGAAAAGGCTATATTTGACAATATCTATAACTTTGTATTTGGACATCAAGATACCCTACAGACAACTAATATATTGCTAGATAATCTCGAGATTGACATTGATGAATATATAGATGTTTATGGTGATTATTTTGATCTACCTAGAACCTCTTCTGCAGAAGCTGATTTAAGACGTGAGTTATATACTAGTAACTTAAACGATATTAATCCCTCCTTCTACTTTGATACAGATGTTTTAAGTTTGTTAAGAGTTCAGAGCTTTATTAGCTCTATACCAACATTCACTATTAACGTGCCTTACACACCTAATGCGTGTGATCCTGCTGATCCATTAAATGAAATTCTCAATAATAGTATTAAGAGTAGCTTTGGTACAAGTGAATTATATGCTTTAAAGCGTAAACTTATTAGCAAATACTGTGGAACTAATTTCTATTATATAGATGCATCTGTAACACCACCAGTTTCTGGTGTATTATTTACAGCCGATGCACCTACTAATAATCTTCTTAGTATTCAAACTGCAGATACCGCTACTGTTGATAGTAATGAAACACGACTTCTACGAGATGTTGGACTATTCTTTACACCAGATAAGCTTGGATTATTTAAAATAGATTCCGAGAATAATAGATATACTATAGATACAACAAAGATTGTTACAGGTAATAGGTATATATTCCCAGACCCTAAAATGTATGGTAATGTTTCTACTAATCCTCAAGAGAATTACCCTGTATTATTTCAATACTTCTATAACGACGATATTTGCAGTAATAGTAGCGGTTTTGCAATTGGTGATCCAGTTATCACAAATAAAGATAAAACCTTTACAGGATATAACGCAAAAGAACGATTAATTAATCTTGATATCGCGAATGATATCACCTATAAATTAAATTTTACTGATCTATACAATCAAGGTGCAATTAGTAAAGTGCAGTATGATGTTTATGGTAATGAATATGCATTATTTAAGTCAGAACCCCTCAAACAAATAACTACCAAAGAAGGTAGTTATATCAAAGATCTTATCTTAGATGGACATACTTTCTTCGATATATATGACGGGTATAGTTTTGATTATAGTCTAACAGGTTTAGAAGGAGGGTCTATTAGATCTGGCCTAACATCTTTAACTAATGGATTTACAGGTTTTGGATCTTCTTACTATACATTATATTTTCGTGAGTTTTTACCATATCAAGAAACTCAAATAGCTACTAGAGATATTACAGCTGTATATAGAGATGGGGCGTATTTTACTTTCTTAGATGGTAGCTTACTACCAGATCCACTATCTCCAGAAGATGATGGATATCCCGGAAACTACAATTACTACTATAATACATTTTTAGACTGTAACTTTACATCTGATAACTCACTTCTAACAGAAAATAGTTATTTTATTACAACAGATCAAGCGCCCGTTTCATCACTTGAAACAGAACAGGCAGGTATTACAGCTTCATTTACTTATGATGTAAGAACACTACTATCATCCGGTGATGCACATTCTTATGATGGTGGATACTTTACAGATAATATATCCCTACCTAACGACTCTGATTATGATTTCAATTATACATATATATCATCTACTGACGATCGAGCAAAAACGGTCTTAGATGTAGCGAGTAGCGATCTAACATTATCACAAACCGAAAAGGAGTCTTTAACTGGTAAGTTCTTTATTAAGAATCAAAGATTCTCAAACTCACAATTACTATCAACGGTTTTTGATACTAACTTTAACAAATATTCAACAGCGATTAAAACCGATCTGTATAATAATATAATCGATTTTGATGTTATATACGATATTTTAGTACTACAGACACCAACATATTTAGTTTTTGATAAGATCAACTATCATGACGGTCAATTTGATATACAGACAAAATTAAACACTGTATATTCAGTAAATTCAGGTTCTCAATTAGAGAAATTTTCAAATCGCTTCTTCAACGAAGATCGTAACCGAATATTATTTACAATATTTAAACCACTAACAACAACTAGCTCAATAGCTAACTATTACTCTTATGTTCCAGAGGTTCATGAATATAATATTACTACTACAGCTAGTAAAAAGTTATTCCCACTCGATAGTGATATATCACTATTAAGTTCGTTTATTCCTAACTTAAGCGGTGTATCAGGTAATAATTTTATACCTGTAGCTATCGATACACCAACGCTCACTTATACACAATTAAACGATGTATATAAATTGACTTATATTCTACGTGATAATAATAATTTTTCACATATAGCTGAAGCTTCCTTTACATATCTAAATGATAAGTTTGAGTTAGCATCTGTAAACTTTTATAATACTAATTCAACTCTACGTACAACATCATTTGGTACAGCTACTCAATTTGCAACAATATCTTCTAGATCAGGAACATATGCTGCAACTAACAATACCCTTGTTATATGATAACACACCCTCTCTATTTTAACTTAAGCAGTATAACGCAAAGCACATCAACGGTTAATACCGTTGTAACTTTAAAAGGTATTAGTAACATACAGTTTATACTCACAGGTATTGCTGAAGATTACTATAAGGCAATGTCTATCGATATTAATTGGGGTGATTATTCACCTACAGAATATTATGGTGTAGATTTAGTTAAAGATTACAAAAATACATCTATCTTTGATGAGATTCTATATGGTAAAGTTGGTGGTAGTATAATGACCAGTTATAACCATACATATAAACTTCCTGTATCAACATTTGGTATACACCTAACCGCTCAATGCTTAGTTTATTTTAATAATGGTAATTATGCATCATTTTTTCAGCCTATAACTCTTATTAAAGAGTCGTATTATGATGATATTAAGCAACTAAACATACTAAACACACAGATACAGCGAGTATCTTCAACAACATTTGTTAATTTAGAGAGTAAATTCAACAAACAAACTTACATAGCTCTTTTGAACAAAAATTAAAGCTTGTAAATAAAGTGCACCACTAAATATATACAGTGGTAAGTAGTACTTTTAGTAATATCAGTTCAATAGCTTTTCCGACAGCTAACTATCTTAGTGAGTCTGTTAATATTAAGCAGAGTCGATCTACACTTGAACAAGGTGTAACGATTAATACTATTAATGCGCTTTCAGATGCTAAGTCGACTACAATAAACAACTATACTTCGCATTATCTCTCCGATAAAAAGCTCTTATCTGAGATAATTGAAATACCTCATCAAACTCATACGATTCAGAATCTCGTAACCCAATTAGTTCTCAAAGATACTAGTATTAATGATACAAGATATCTTTATTTTATATCACAAACATCAGATGACAGGCAACGAAATGTACGGGCCTTTGTAGAGAGTGATGTATATAATACAAACAATACGTTTTTTGAATTAGAAATTTTATCTGGTCAATTACTTAGAGTTAAACATAACAACGGTCTAAATGATTTTTATTTAAATTATAATAACGGATTTGTTTTTTATCAGTATTCTTTTAATGATGATTTATCAGATCTTTCTATAACAAGACCTGATATGTTTAGATATATATTAGATTCTAACGGATATTTACAGTTATATCAATATAGAAATGATATCTTACATGTAGTTACTCTTAGCGGTGATAAACTTAATTTAACACCTGTTGTAAGTGGCAGTTTAAATAGAGACAGTTCGAATATGTTCTATATAGATTACAATTTTAGTAATCTTGAACCTCAAATTGATAATGGATTTGTTAGTTATGATATACATAAGCAAAATACCCTTTCAATAGATACATTAAGGAGTGATACACACACATCAAGTCAATTACTCTTGCACACAGCATATAATACTGTAAGTAGTGATCAACTAACACTTAATTATTTAGAACTTGAAACAGATCGATCTGAATATAGCTTTGCAAGAAGAGGATCAAACACCCAAAATGGATTAAAGACTGTCCCAGGTGTTGATTTTAGAGGCTACCAGACAATTCATACCGGAGCTGATCAAGAAAGAGGTAATGAAAATATATCATTAACGTATACATTCTACGATAAGGATTTTTACATTAAGAATGATACAGATACGGTATTTAAAGCACCTGACTCAATTTACCCGTACAAAGCCCTCAATATAAATGATAGTACCTTTGTAGAAAATGGTAGTTTTTCTGCACCAACACCAGATTTAGCAGATAAAATATATGTTAACCGTGATAGTCTAAGTTCTTTTAGTAATGGTAGATATCTTTGTACGTGGTTATCCGCTAGCAATAGTGAGCAACCAGGTGTTTGGGTTGATAGATATTATTACCCGGATAAAATTTCTAAGTCTGAAGCACTTGCTGCGTACTCGTATAGTGGATCACTAACAGAATTACCATCATTTCAAGATAGTATAGATTATATTAATTTACAATTAACTAATACTGAATTAGTAGATATTAAGATATTTGATAAACTAAGTGATGCGTGTATTGAACCTAACTGCACAATAAAGTATTCACGTGTAGGTAACAATAGCATACAAGCTATAATAGATAACTCTACACCAACGGTATCTGGATTTACTTCATATTATACGAGTAAAAATGTTGAAATGCCATATAATTCAACAAGCTATACATACGATGGGACAACCTATACGAAATTTAATGCGTATAACGCATTAAATAACGCACACCAATTCACAATATCGTTTGATACTTACATTGATCCGAGTAAAGTTTATGGCTATCAGATTTTCGGTAATAATACTAACGCAGGCTTTGGTATATTCAGTGATAAGTCAGTAACACCCTTTATATATGTTGTACAAAACAATAACCTGTTTGTTTATAATACATCTTATGAGTTGGTAAATAATATCCAGTTTGATGCTAATATTAAAGATGTAATTAAGTATGAGGCTATCGATAATTTTATAGTCACATGTGAAAATGACCTTATCTACCGTGTTAATAGCATTGGTAATAAGCTAGCTATGCGTAATGCTTGGGAAATTCATGGCTATACAGGGTATTCACAAGAAAAGAGCTCAATATACTTTACACTAAGTAATAATTATCTTAAGTCACTAGATATTAACACTCTAGTAGTTTCAGATGTTGATTATAATATACCATCTCTTATCGGATTAGATGGTAGTAGTTTTGCTAATAAAACAGGGGTAGTAACATATAAGAGTATTCCCTATAATATACCAAGCGCTACCTTTAAATACGAGAATAGTGATGTTATATTCTATTCTCTAAGTAATATTTTATTTAAGCATCCCCTCTATACTAACGGTGTACCGTTTGCAAAATCAACAGATATAATTACTAGTTATAATACATTTGGTAGAGATGTGTATTTTACCACAAAGAATAAATTATTTTCCTATAACACAAACGGTATATATCGTCTATCAGCTGATTTTAATACTGCAACATTTACATCTATTACAGGCACCCCATTAAGTGGTGGTAGAGTTAATAATATCGACATTATTAATGAGTATGTTAACGGTGTTCAAAATAACCGCATAACGTATTTATGCGAAGATATCAATGGTAACTTATACTTAACTGATCTTACTAATATTACTAGTTTAGGATTATCAGCAGCACCTAACAGCCGTACAAACAGTCAGACAAATTATAACTGGTTAAATCTTAATAACACACCGACAATTGACTTTAAGTTAACACTTCAAAATTATCTAAGCACAGCAGATATCTTAACTAACACTATAAAATTAAGTACTTCAAACCTAGACGCCGGTTACCATACTTTTACTTATAGGTTTGATGGATGGCAAGGTAATATAGATTTATTTGTAGATAGCAAGCTATACGGTCATGCATCTATTAAGCCAGGTAAATATATGATCCAAGATATATTTAACGATGAACTATATGCTGGTACAACAGGGTTTTATAATGGTGTTGATTTAGCAACATACCTCAAGCAACCTGGCTACTATTACGTTAAGGATCTTGAGTTAAGAAATATGTTCATTTACGATAAAGCGCTAACTACTACAGAGATTTACGCTTTAAATCTATTAAGTACAAAGATAGACGATCTAGTATTAGCCTTACCAGCTGGTCAGCGCAACAACAAAGAACAAATTGAGAGATTCTTTAAATTTAAGACATACAACTCATCAAAGAATATTGATATTGTTATTAAAAATCTACATGCAGCATCTGATGAGATTAAAGCTTCTATACGTAACAGTATTCTAAGCGAGTCAAAATCAATTTTACCGATCGGTGTTAAAATTAACGATATAAAATTTATTAACTATATATGATAACTTTGAGTGATTATAAAAAATTCTACACAACGGGTAATGTTTTTGAACTCGATGGTAATGACTATGTAGGTTATGTTGAGGTGTTATCTGGATCACCGTTTACATTTGAAACTAGATACACCCTAACACCAAAGAGTACATTTAAGACTGATTTTTATCTCTCTGATTTATTTTTTGATAGATTAGCTACTGATGAAAACTTTACTCTACCGAAGACCAAAGAGGATTGTGAGTTTGCTTTAAATGAAACATTAAACTACGAGACTTTAAGATATAAGCTTAACAATATTAGCGAGAATACTAATTATATCTATTCTAGATTGTTTATACCAAATAACCTAATACCTGCAGCACCGTCCGTACAGTTTGCGGGTATAGCTGCTAAACAAGATTATTATCTCACCACATACAATGTAGGCGGGTTAGGAAGTACCAATAACTATATTGACACTATACCGTTTGCATATAGTGATCACCTTCAAGATCTTTCTTATATTAAAGAATCTACTGCACAACTCAATTACGATGGTGGTAATTCGTATGCGTTATTTACTATTACAGACAATACATTCATATCTTTAACCGGAGATGAAACAACAATTAATATTATTGAAAAGTCGACAGGATATGAAACCCTCAACAATAGTCTAAGCTTTGGTTATTTAACAGATATCTGTTCTACAAGTAAGTATGTTTTTATAACAGACACAGCCAATAACGTCGTATTAAAATATGATGTAGCAGGGTATATTAATAATGATTACGCGTTAGCTAATAAACGAAACTTCATTGAATTGGTTGGTAATTCAGGTACAGGTACAAGCTCATCCAATCTAAACGCACCTACAAAACTAGCTTGCTGTGAAGCACATGATGTAGTAGCTGTATGTGATTCAGGAAACTATGTTATTAAGCTATACGATACTAATTTTAATTTTAAGACCAGTATTAAACAAATACCCCTTAAAAAGGAAACCTTAGGAGCAATGGGGTTTGATCCACATTATAATAATCTCAACGTTATTACATATTATGGTAGTGATATTTACCTTTATACTTTTGACCTTACGTTCAATCTAATTGAACGTACTCTATTAGAAGAAAAACTTAAAGGTGATACTATCAGATCTATTCAATTTTCTTATAATGATAGTAATTTTTGGTATATTGTAACCTCGTCGTATATCTATAAAAAGATTAAGAGTAGAGCATCAAAGACGGTGGGACTTTTCGATCCATTACGTCTCTACGATTTAAATCTAACAAGAACAACTTCTGCATCTGATGCAGGATTTAATAATAAATGGAATTATCAAGAAATAGGATATCAAGAAGCCGCCTTTAAATGGAATTTATATCAAGCAACAGGTACAGGTAGTGGTTCTGGATCACTATCTTCAAGTTTAGTGGGTGATGTATATAAAACCTTTAATGTTTTAAAGTCACCAGAAAATTACGACCTTCAAATTTTAATTACGAATAGCAAGATATTTACTCTACAAGAACCAAATACATATAAGACGGTTATTAAGCAAGATAATTATGAAAATTATGGTATAGCTGGGTTTAACTTAAATGGTGATGAGTATATACAAACCTCCGTCTTAAATCGTGAGATTTTTAAAATGGTTAGTGATATTGTTAAGATTAAAAATAATATCGTAGGCCGCTTTACAGGTAAGTATGTCAATAATATCTTTAATCTTACGACCTATACATATAGATTAAATTTTGACAATTTTATAGATGAAAATACTATAAACGATTTCTATATATACGGTAATGAGCAAAATATGGTGGGTGTAATTAACAGAACGTTTAATAAGATATACCAACTACAAGAGAAATTACTTGAACTCACACTAACAGACTTTGACGTTAACGTACAAACATTATACGGTGAAAGTTCTTATATACAAGTATAATGTGTCGCATTTCATTTTCAATGAATAAATAATCATAATAATGTCAGCATTAACCAATACAAACATTAGTAATACATATGTAGGCGTGCTACACGCGAATGGTGTCGCTTTGCCGAGCTCGGGAGTTGTTGAGACTGTATACGATGGTGCTGGTACTGCGAGTGCGCTACAGGTTGGTAAAAATGGTGTAACATGTACTGGCGTCTTATCGTCTAAGTCTATATCATTAAGTGGATCTAATATAATCGATCTAATATACCCTATTGGATCAGTTATTTTTTCAACTAATAGTACTAACCCGGGTGTTAGATTTCAAGGTACATCGTGGATGCAAGTTTCAAAAGGTAGATATCTAACCGGTGAAGGTACTACCCAGAATAATACATCAACAACTACGTTTGTTTTAAGTAATAATTCTGGTTCTTTTACCGCGACAATTACAGCTGCACCGCATTATCATGGTGTCGGTCAATATACAAATAGTGTAGATGATAATGCTAGGTTTATTTACGGATCTTGGTCAGATGGATCAGCTTACGGGGTAAGAGCGTTGTTTGGTGGTGCTGATACGTTTGGTGGTATTACAATATCACAGGGCGACGGTAATGGCATACGAACTACAAATGTTTCGAGTGGTTATGGGTCTTATACAATACCAGTACAGCCGCCTAGTTTCGCTATGTATGTCTGGGAGAGAACAGCTTAAAAATTAATATATGCCTAATATTGAAATTATAAAATTAAAAATTCGCAGAGGCACTAATACGCAGCGCTTAAATGTCGTTCTAGAGCAGGGTGAATTAGGATATACAACAGATACGAATCGTGTATATGTTGGTGATGGTATTACACTTGGTGGTCAACCAGTTGGTAGTCTAAATTTAGCTCCAACTATCACCCCCGGTACAAGAACTTCAACAGTAGCATCCATTAACGATGTTATTTACGATAATAATATCTTATGGCAGCTGACAGCTGCGGATTACACACAATTATCCTCATGGGCTAATATTGAAGCAAAACCAGATAATAGTTATCTACAATATGATGGTAATAATAAGCTGACCATTGTTTCCAATAGTATTGGTAAATCTAAGCTAGCAAGTGATATCGTTTATAGTTCTGGGGCTATATATTTTAACTCCACCACAGGATTATCTGCAAATGTTGATGGTAGTTCGATAGTAATTTCTAGTAATCGGTTAGCTCTTCCTATTCAGAGTATCTCAACACCTGCAGGGTTAACTAACTCTACAGTTAACAATTACGGTATAGTTACTAGTAAAAGTACCATTGAGGGATATCCATTATCTGCGCGCATTATTACTGCTAACCATCCATTCTCAGCGTTTAATGGCTTTTGGAATCAAACAACATTTATACCAAATGATCCCGGCCGCCCAGTAATATCACCTGCATCAACAGTTCTAGAGGCTGATACTACTACTAGTAGATCCTTAACATCTGCTGGTTTTATGACCTTAAGCACTAATAGTGCTGGTGTTGTAGCTGTTCCAATATTTAAATTTTCATAATTATGTCTAAAAAAATTGAAATTTTAGAAAATACCCTACTTAAACTATTAATACGTAGAGGTTCAGATGCTGATAGAAAGCAGGTAGTGCTATCTGAAGGTGAGCTAGGTTTCACAACCGATACAAAGCGTGTTTTTGTTGGTGATGGACAGACTACCGGTGGTGTGATCGTAGGTAATTTACATCATGGTAGTTTATTAGAAGGAAACTTCAGTAATTTATCACGTGCCCTATCAAATGATACAGCTTTCAATACAGATAAATCGTCACTATATAGCTATAATGGTGTAGGATCTGTTGGTGATATTACTAATTGGAGTAAAATCGGTGGCGTATATACAGCTGGTGATGCTTCAATTACTGTTAGTAGTAGTAATCAGATAGCAGTCGGATCTATATCCGCATCTAATATTAGCAGTTCAGCTATTGGTAGTGGGTTAGTTAACAATGGAACAACAATTTATACAGTTGCGCATGCCGGTCTTATAGGTGGTGGTGGGCTATATATTAATTCTACAGATGGTAAGATATATGCAGCAAGTACTTCACCTACTGTCTTTATCACACCGCAAGTTATATTAAGTGCTACATCTAGTAGTAGTACCGGATTTACTATTTCAGCATATCCTAATCTTACAACATCTGCTGGAACTTCTCTAGGATCACAAATAAGTTCAACTGCCAGTGCGCTCATTGTTGATACATATATCAAAAAACTATCAGGTGCTAACGCAGGACAATCTCACCGATTAATAGCAGCTGCTTTAAATAACAGCTTAACAGCGCTAAACGGTACTGCTGACCCTGCAGGTAATCTAGGTATTAGTGAATACCTCGTAAACTATACAGCTGTAAGTGGTCAATTCACCGTAGATGGTACAAGTAATCAGCTTATGGTACCACTTTCAACTACTAGTACTGGTGACAGAACAGTATTTTTTAGAAGTGATGCTGGAACCAATGGTGGTAATGATACTGTTGTAATACGTGTTATTGGATATATGCAATAATATGTATAAGTATCGTGTATGGAAGAACTAATTGTCGATGGTCTAGTACCAAAAGATTTTATAATACTCGAAGCTATTTTAAAAGATTATAAAACCTCTTTGAATGGAGATATCTCATTTGAAGAGGTTTTATCTATTTACCAGAAGGTAAAACAAGTAGTCGATTATCTTGGAGATTAAATACTATTGTGGCTATAAGCGAAAAAGCTTTTTCTCTTGTAGAGGAATTTACTGATTTTCTGCTATTTGATGATATCAGAAAAAGTATCGTTGTCAACGTAAAGCGTGATTACGTGAAGACAATTAAGCTTGAGCTTAGTAAGTTACATTATGATTTAGTTCATCAATCTACAATAGAAGGTAGTATATCTTACACGTTAGTTTTTGTAAAAGAGTATAAATAAATAAGAATGGTATATCAAACACTACCTACTAGCGCTACATCTCTTGCAATTTTCGAGGATGGATTAAGTCCATATTATGATATAATATGGTCATTTGATTATAGATTATCAAATATTAATCCTACTGATGAATTTGGATTTTGTTTCTTTTTACAGGATGCTAGTAACCCCCTAAGCGGTGGTGGTGTTGGTGTTGATTTAGGTTATTCAGGATTATCTTCTTATAGTCCATCAGGATCAGCTGCATTTGGTATGTTAAGTGCTATTATAGGCGTAGGATTTGACTCAACTGGCCAATTTGCATTATCAACCAACTGGCCTGGTGGTAAGTTTCGTGATGGACTTACAGATTCTCAAAAGCTATCTAATTCAGTAGCCATTAGAGGTAGTTATCCAAGCTTTAGTTATTTAAATTACTATAAGCAGGTAACTGCCTTCAATATTATTGATAGCAGTCCAAAGACGCTGCGCGCAAGATTGGGGAATTTCGGTAGAACAATTTATGTTGATTATAGACCTTCACCCGCTACCGATTATGTTAATGTAGTAACACAAAATATCGATTTATATTTTGATACATCTACACGATATAGACCAGGTGTATCTTTTGTTAAGCCTATATCATCACAATTACCATCATCACAACTTAAAGTTATTGTAAGTAATTTTCATGTTGAAGGTAAGAATGAAACACCAGTGTTTGAAACATATAGTTTTACACCTCTTAGTGTGTTTAGTGTTGGGTCAGAGCCTCTTGGCCCTGATATAGCAGCTCCAATAACGGACAAAGATTTTAAGGTATTACCGCCTTTACCACCGCAGGAGAGTCCCGTTACTACAACACCGACTCCACCGACTACTATACCACCTACTACTACAACAACTACTACAACAGTAGCGCCTGCCAATACTACGACACCTACACCGTCTGCAGATATGATTCCATGTAGTCAGACATTTACAGCTCGTGGAGGTCATTCGCCTTTCCCACAACCCAATGTATATAAAGTCTATCTTGGTTCAGGTACTGGTAGAGTTGATTTTACCTTCGAGACTTATGGAGTACCTGATAAGTTCGAAGTATGGTATAATGGTGGTAAATATATTGATACAGGCTATAGAGGTGATAAGAAATATCAAGCACAACTTGATAGAGCTCTCGCAAAAGCTGGTCTACCTTCCGAGACAATTAATACAACGCATACCGCTACACTCTCATTCTGCAAGGCTTATGGTAGTGTAACTTATGCAGAAGTTAGAGATTATAGCCCTCTAGCTGGTACTGCATGGAATTTCTCAATCTCTTGCCCTGTTAGTGTTCCTGGATGTCTATAGTTATTTGATTAATATATAAAAGGTATTAATTAAATTAAGTGACTAAGCTTACTATTGGAATTGTAGTGTATGATGACTATGATGGAGTGTATTTTACACTCCAATCTATAAGAACATATCATAAAGATATTTTAGGTAGAGTTGAATTTGTTATTATTAATAATAACCCTAGTTCTGCGCAAGGTAAAGCTATTAAAAATTTATTACAACATATTACCGAGCCTGTAATATACTTAGAATACACTAAGCATAACTCACCATTTCTTAAAGGTAAAATTTTTGAGTTAGCGGAAACAGATTATGTTTTAGTAATCGACTCACATGTTTTATTAGAAGCTGATACAATTAAAAAACTTCTAGAGTTTTATGATAGTGGTAGAGATAATGGCAACTTACTTCATGGTCCTTTAGTTTATGATAGTATGAACTTTATATCTACTCATTTTGATCTAAAGGTATGGGGAAGCCATATGTGGGGTATATGGTCTACAGATCAACGAGCATTTGATAAAGATAGCGGACCTTTCGAAATCGAAGCAATGGGAATGGGCCTCTTCTCTTGTAGAAAAGATAGTTGGTTGGGCTTTAATCCAAAATTTAGAGGCTTTGGTGGAGAAGAGGGATACATACACGAAAAATATAGAAAAAACGGTAAGCGTGTTATATGCTTACCGTTTTTAAGATGGGTTCATCGTTTTGAAAGGCCTAATGGTCCTCCTTATCCTCTAAGTTTTAATGATCGTTTTAGAAATTATATGATAGGATTTCAAGAGCTTGGAAAAGATACTCAAGAGGTTGTCAACCAATTTAAAGATATTGTGCCCATCAATTATATCAAAGAAGTGCAGAAAGAATTAAATATTACCTAAAATAGCTTCTACTTTTAGATCATGTTTCATTGAATGGAAGCGCTCATTAATGTACTTTTCAAAAGCTAGCGGCTTTACCCAGCTTGAATCATCTGCAGGAACATTATCCTCATCAAGCTTTTCACTAACCTTTTCAACAGCTTCAATCAAGCATGCCCAACGAACAAATTCATCAAATTCCATAGTTTTAGTTGAGCCATCCTTTAGGTTAAATTCAAAAGTTTTCATATTTATTTTCTGTTATTAGTGTTAACTTACAACAATATTATACGCTAGTTCCTTTTGATCTAATCAAGTCTTCAAACGTTTGATTAATATCAACTGGCTCCGTTACAAGCGTAGGAGTGAGCGTAATGCTTACTTTAAAAGTATTGCTACACTTCTCGCATTTGAAGGTATTTTCAATACCTGCATAAACATAATCACGTACAGTATAGTTACCACATGGACATACAATATCAGCTTCACTTAATGCTAGTAAATTCTCAAATGCTACGTCAGCTTCTGTATTATTCTGAGTAGTCTTAGTGATTTGATATGAGTTATAAGTAAAAAAGGCAACAAACTGAAGTACAGCTGCTAAGGAAAAAATTTCCCAGAATCCTAATAAAGTTCGGAGGGCAAATCCAACAATTGCTGAAATGATAGCAGTAATACCAATCGATCTCACGATATTCATAGACTAATTATAGCAAGATCTTGTGGGAGTTCAAGGATTAACTCATTGATCTTATCAATTTTTTGCTTAATAACTTCAACATTATCTTTACTAATACTATCGTTATGTGAAGCTCTAGAGAGAATATTACGTAGCTCTGTTAAACTAGTAAAAGTATCACCTAGTACTTTTGTTACATTATCAAACTCATACGGCAGAGTTGGTGGTGCCTTTTGCTGTGACTCATCTTCTTTATATTTGTTAATTTGTGAAGATGCATCCATATCGTGTGATATGTTTTTTGATGCAATACCGACACTATAAGGGTAAATTCCACTATTCATCTCTTAAAATATTTAAGCGAATGACTAAATATTGTTATGATTAAATTCGAAAAGAGATTTCTTAAAGTTCTCAACGAGCAGGATGATGAAAGAGCTGCTATGACTAGCACTCTAGATAAAGGTACAGATCCTACTGAATTTGATGTTGATATGCAACCTTCCGGAGAGCAAACCGCAGCTTCCGATGCAGCTGCGGCCGCTTTTAAGCACGCCGAAGAAATGAAAAATACTCTTCAGTCATGGGTAGATGAAATGGATA